CTATTGACTCAGCAGGCATTGCTGGTTCTATCAATGGTGAGTCTACTACTGCTGGTGTCTCTATGTCACTAGGTGCTATCATCAAGCGACACAAGCGTACCCTGATCAACTTCCAAGACTCTTTCTTGATTCCATTCGTACAGAAGGCTGCTTACCGTTACATGCAGTTTGAGCCTGAGCTATACCCAGTAGCTGATTACAAGTTCCATACCTCTAGCTCGCTAGGCATCATTGCTCGTGAGTACGAAGTTACACAGCTTGTGCAGTTGCTGCAAACTATGTCACCTGATCAGCCTATGTATCCTAAGCTGGTAACATCTATCATTGACAACATGAACCTGTCTAATCGTGAAGAGTTGATTGCTACGCTTGAGCAAGCTAACCAGCCTAACCCAGAAGCACAGCAGGCAGCACAGGCAGCACAGCAAGCTCAGTTGGCATTCCAAGCATCACAGACTGCTGCACTACAAGGACAGGCGCAAGAGTCACAAGCTAGAGCGCAGAAGCTGGGAGTGGAAGCACAAGCTATTCCGCAGGAACTTGAGATTGATCGAATCAAAGCGGCTACTAATAATCTCCAAGCTGGCGACGCAGATGACAAAGAGTTCCAGAAGCGTCTAAAGATTTCAGAGCAGTTGATTAAAGAAAGAGAAGTAGCAGTAAAAGAGGGCAATGTTGCTAGTCAGGCAGCTCCTTTACAACCACAAGGACTACAGTAATGGTAAGCACCAGGGATTTAGAGAACGTAGTAGCTCAAGTAAATGTAAAGTTTGAGGAACTATTTAAGAAGATTGTACAGCTTGAGAAACAAATAGCTGATAATACAGGAGCAGAGAATGGGAAAGCCAAGAGCAGGAAAAGCAAGAGTTAAAGTAACTTCTACGGGAAAGAGAGTTAGTTACGGACAAGCAGGGGAGGCTAAAGGTGGTGGCCCTAGAGTAAAACCTGGTACATCTAAGGGCGATAGCTATTGCGCTCGTAGTCTTGGGATTAAAAAGCGTCTGTCTAAGAAGAAGCAGAACGACCCTAACACACCTAACAACTTATCAAGAAAGCGTTGGAAATGTTCTGGCGCTAAATCCAAGAGGAAATGACATGCCAAAAGGTACAGGTACATACGGAACAAAGGTTGGAAGACCGCCTAAGAAGAAGAAGAAGCCAGTTAAGAAATGAAAGGTCAGACCCACGGTGGCAAAGGAAGCACCCAGCGCAAGACAGACTCAAAGAAGTTTGCAGCTAACTGGGATGCCATATACAACAAAACTACTAAGAAGTCAAGTAAAAATACAAATAAAGCTTGACTTTCTTATGCATTTATGTTATACTAAGAGGGTACACTACTATTAACTTAACTGTCCTTATAGGAGAAACAGTTTGATTGACCCTAAACTAGAACTATATTACCGCAACATGAAAGATTTATTCCGTTCAGAAGGATGGAAACAGTTGCTAGATGACTTATCCTCTAATGCGGTAATGATTAACTCAGTAGAAGTAACTAAAGACTTAGAAGACCTGCACTTCCGTAAAGGCCAACTCTCAGTCATAGCGAACATACTAAATTTAGAAGCTCAGATTGACACAGCAGAGCAGCAACAACTAGAAGACGCAGAAGAAGCAGCATAATGCGTATTATGGTTGAGTTTAAGTGTGAGGACGGACACATTAACGAAAGACTTGTTGATTCCGAATGTACACATATACCCTGTTTAGACTGTGACAAGATAGCTAACAGAATTGTAAGCGCAGTGCGTTCCAAGTTAGACCCTATCTCTGGCGATTTTATGGGTGCTACCAGACAGTGGGAGAGGAACAGGGCACAAAAGCTACAACAAGAGCGCAAGGCCAACTCCTAACCGAAGCCCTGCATAATACACCTCCATAATGAGAATACTCACGGAGTTTAATAATGGCAACACTTATAGACGAGCGTCAAGAAGACGATTTAGAAATCAACGAACAAGAAGAAGTAGTAAGTCAAGTGACTGAGGAACCTCAAGTAGAGGAGACTCCTCAAGAAGACGACATCCCTGACAAGTACAAAGGAAAGTCAACGGCTGAGATTGTGCGGATGCACCAGGAGGCTGAGAAGTTACTAGGCCGACAGAGCAGTGAAGTAGGGGAACTACGACAAGTTGTTGATAGCTACATTCAGACACAACTCGACACAACACCAGCAACCCAAGAACCTGAAGAAGATATAGACTTTTTCTCTGATCCCGACAAGGCAGTCGAAAGAGCGATTAAGAATCATCCTTCAATCAAAGCTGCTGAACAACAAACACAGCAGTACAAGCAACAAACAGCGCAGGCTCAATTGCAACAACGTCATCCCGACATGCAAGAGATTCTACAAGATAGTAAGTTTGTTGACTGGATTAAAGGATCAAAGATTCGTACTCAGCTTTTTGCACAAGCGGATACGCAGTATGACTACGAAGCTGCTAACGAGCTTTTCACTAATTGGAAGGAACGTCAAGGTATAGTAGCCCAGACTGTAGCTAACGAGAAAGCAAGCAGGAAAGAAGCTGTTAAGACTGCCTCAACAGGCGGTGCAAAAGGAAGTGGTGAGACAGCAACTCGCAAAATCTATAGACGCTCAGACATTATTAAACTAATGCAAACTGACCCTGATAGGTATTTAGCTTTATCTCCAGAAATTGAGAGGGCTTATGCTGAAAAGAGGGTTAGATAACTAATCTCTTATAGGAAGTATTATCATGGCTACATCAGTATATCCCAATATGGGCGGAGCAGTAGACAACACTAGCGCAGCTACTTTTATCCCAGAAATCTGGAGTGACGAAGTAATTGCTGCATACAAGAGCAATCTTGTAATGGCTAACCTCGTTAAGAAAATGAGCATGACTGGTAAGAAAGGTGACACCATTCACGTTCCTAAGCCTTCTCGTGGCGCAGCTACTGCTAAAGCAGCTAACACTGCCGTAACTATTCAGAACAACGTAGAATCTGAAGTTCTGATTAACATTAACAAGCACTTTGAGTTTTCTCGTCTTATCGAAGACATCACCGAAGTACAGGCTCTCGCTTCACTGCGTCAGTTCTACACTGGTGACGCTGGCTACGGTCTAGCCAAGCAGGTTGACAACGATCTGTTTGAACTGGCTAAGTCTTTCGGTAACGGAGATGGTTCTAGCTATGTAAACTCTGGTTCTTTCCAGATCAACACTACCTCTGGCGCTCTTGAAGCATTTGACGCTGACGGTGCTGCTGACATTGGTGCATTCTCTGACGCTGCGTTCCGCGCACTGATTCAGAAGCAAGATGATGCAGACGTTCCTATGGACGGACGTAGCTTCCTTGTGCCACCTTCACTGCGTAACGCTATCATGGGTATTGATCGCTACACTTCTACTGACTTTGTTAATGGCAAAGGCGTAGAGACTGGCAAGATTGGTAACCTGTATGGTGTTGATGTATATGTTTCTACTAACGTACCTGTCATTGACACTACTGGTGGTGCTTCCATCCGTGGCGCTCAGTTGATCCACAAGGACACTAATGTTCTTGCAGAGCAGCAAGCTGTACGTTCACAGACTCAGTACAAGCAGGAGTTCCTTGGTACTCTTTACACTGCTGACACTCTGTATGGCGTTCAGTGCATGCGTCCAGAAGCAGGCTTTACCTTAGCTGTAGCATAAGCTAAACTGGGGGATTCTTCGGAGTCCCCCTTTCTTTTTATTTTTTTCTTTTGTTTTCGTAGGAGCTATTTAGGCTGTTACAAAATATTCAATAATAGCCACTACTAAAGCAAATAAAGCAACAACCTATCAGGATATAAACAATGGCTACAAAAATTGTAACTAAAAACAGCTCAACCGCCTCTGCTGTGCCTACAGCTAGTGATCTTGTGCAAGGTGAACTGGCGGTCAACGTAGCTGATAAACGATTATTTACTGAGGACAACGGTGGTAGCATTGTTGAACTTGGTACTAACCCCAGCACCATAGACATTAACGCAGGAACTATTGATGGTGCTATTATTGGAGGTACTACTCCTGCTGCTATCACAGGTTCTACTGTAACCTCCACAGGTAACATTGTAGTTACAGGCACAGTAGACGGACGAGACGTAGCTACTGACGGTACTAAGCTAGACGGTATTGAAGCTGGTGCTACGGCAAACCAAACAGCGGCTGAAATTAAAACTGCTTACGAATCTAATGCAGACACTAACGCATTTACAGATACAGACCATACGAAGCTAGACGGTATAGAAGCTAGTGCAGATGTAACGGACACCACTAATGTAGTAGCTTCTTTAACCGCAGGCTCTAACATTACTATTGCTGCTGATGGAACAATTGCAAGCACTGCTTCAGGTGGCGGTGAAACCCTTCAACAAACATTAGCTATTGGAAATACTACAACTACTGATACTAAAATTCAGTTCCGTGACACAGGCTTATACATTAACTCTAGTGCTGACGGGCAACTTGATATTGTTGCTGATACAGAAGTGCAGATAGCTGCTACTACAGTTGATGTAAATGGCATTTTAGATGTCTCAGGAAACATCGTAGCAGGTGGTACGGTTGATGGACGAGATGTAGCTACAGACGGCACTAAACTTGACGGCATCGAGGCCAGTGCAGATGTTACAGACACAGCTAACGTAACAGCCGCTGGTGCAGTGATGGACAGCGAGTTGACTAGCGAAGCCTCTGTTAAAGCATTGAATCAAGGCGTAGCCACTACTGACAGCCCTGCCTTTGCTGGCCTAACTGTAGACACAACCACCCTAGCAGTTGACTCTACGAACAATCGCGTGGGCGTGGGTATTGCATCACCTACAGAACTTCTGCACGTTTCTGGCGCGACAGACCCTAAAATCCTTGTTAAAGCAACGGGTGCTGGAGATGCAGACGCTGACATAATTTTAGATGCAAACGACACAGGGGAAAGTGGAGTAATATTTAACAATAGTGGCGTTAAAAAGGCTCGTATTGACTGGAGTAATCAGAATCTCCAGTTAAATATGGCAACAGAGTCTGGTACTAACGGTACAATAGATTTTCAACCTAACGATGTTTTGGCGATGCGTATAACAGCCGCTGGGGTTGCTGAGTTTAAAGCAGGTATTACAGAAGACTCTGTAACGCTTTCAGGCACATCTACTACTATTGACCTTGCTACTGCAACTAACTTTGTACATGATCTTACAGGCGCTACTACGTACACGTTTAGTAATCCAGCAACCACAGGCAATGCTACAGCCTTTACGCTAAAGATTATTCAAGACTCTACAGCCCGTGCAATTACTTGGCCCGCTAGTGTTGACTGGGCAGGAGGCACAGCGCCTACGCTTACAGCAACAAACAATGGTGTAGATATATTTACATTTTTTACTCTTGATGGCGGTACAACCTATTACGGCTTTACGGCTGGACAGGCGATGGCATAATGAGTACGGTATCAAATAAAATTATTCAAGCGGCTGCTGGTAATAATGGTGGTAACAATCTTGAATTTATAGGTCAAAAGTGGGGAGCATCTACAGTCACTGTGACTCGTGGCGTTGATTATGAAGACGGCGACCTGTTGTTTAGTTATATGACCTATTGGCGAGACGTTACTATAACAGACGAGAGTGGATGGACACTTATTAACTCAGGGTTATACTCAGTTTACCAAAGTTTTGCTTTTAGCTACAGAATAGCTGGTGCGTCTTCTTACACGACTAATAACGGCAACAGAGACAACGTAATCGTTGTATTCCGGCCTACTGGATACGACACATTTACAGAAGTAGATGAAGATGAAGGTCTAAATGGTGCTACAGCGTCTATCACAATGACGGACACAAACGACAGTCTTTATCTGGGTTTCGGTGCAGTGGTTGCGGGCGGCGTTGTTACCGTAGCAAAACCCTCGTTTGCAACAGAAGTTGATGTAACGGATTCTAGTGGAGATATAAAATTTTATTGGGCTTATCAGGAAGCAGGCCACGGAAATACAGGAACACAAATTTTGGATGTTAGTGGTACGTTTGAAATCGCTACAGCAATTCAACTTGACTTAACTTAGGAAATTTATATGCACATTAAACTCACAAACGGTACTCCAGCTAAATACACACTGGGGCAACTACGCCGTGATAATTCAGACACATCTTTCCCTAAAATAATTCCTGATGAACTCTTAGCGAGTTACGATGTTTATCCCTACGTCATCCAAGATGTAGAAGTTGACCCAGTAAGTCAGAATAAAGTTGAAGGTCAGTTTGTTCAGGTAGATGGCCAATGGACTTTACCTATGGTTGCAGAAAATAAACCACAGGCTGAAGTTGCCCAACGTGTGCGCTCTATGCGTGACCAGTTTTTAATAGACAGTGACTGGACACAGATGCCTGACAGCCCCTTAGACGACAGCACAAAGGCTTCTTGGGCTACATATCGCACAGCGTTACGCGACATCTCAACACAGGAAGGCTTCCCAACTAACGTAACTTGGCCTACAGCGCCTTAAAGGACTGTTAGATGATTGATCCAGTCACAGCAATCAGTATAGCCACTAATGCGTTTGGTACTATCAAGCGCATGGTAGCTGCTGGTCGTCAAGTGGAGGATACACTAGGACAGATAGGGCGTTGGTATGGCGCTGTGAGTGATTTAAATGAATGTCAACGCAGAGCAGAAAACCCGCCCTTGTTTAAGAAGATTGTTGCGTCACAGTCTGTTGAGCAAGAAGCAATGCAGGTATATGCTCACCAAAAGAAGATACAACAGCAAGAGAAGGAACTCAGAGAACTCCTGATGTACACCTATGGTGCAACAGGCTACAAGGAGTTAGTAGAGTTGCGTAGGAAGATTAAAGAGCAGCGAGAAAAGACCATATACGCGCAGGAGCGCAGACGTAAGGCAGTATTCTGGAACACTATACAGATCACAGGCATCCTGGTATTAGCCACTGGTCTTTACTTAACAATCTCTTGGATCATAGGACAAGGAAATGGATGAACAAACTAAAGACGTACTAGACATAGCAGCAGGCTCTACAGCATTAATGACAATGATAGCTTGGCTGCCGCCAGTAGCGTCTTTGTTGACGATTGTGTGGCTAGGTATACGCATCTACGAGTCTGACACTGTGCAAAAATTAGTGCATGGTAAGAATCAGCTTGACAAACAAGACTAAATAGTGTATAATATATGAGTATTTTAAATAGTTTAATAGGGCCAGTGACAGGTCTTTTAGATAAATTCATTGAAGATAAAGATAAGAAAAATGCTATCGCCTTTGAATTAGCTACTATGGCTGAGAAGCATGCTCAAGAATTAGCTAAGGGTCAGATAGAGGTCAACAAGACTGAAGCAGCACACAAGAGTTTATTTGTGGCTGGCTGGCGACCCGCTATAGGCTGGATATGTGGGCTAGCCTTACTCTATTCTACTATCCTAGCTCCAATACTAGGCATCTGGTTTACTGTCCCACCTGTTGATAGCTCATTACTCACAAGTGTACTGATGGGTATGTTAGGCTTAGGTGCTATGCGTACAGTAGAGAAGACTAAGAACGTACAGAGAGAACGATAATGGATTTTAATATTAATCTTGATGGCTTGGATTTTGGTAATTTTGATTTTACTGATTTTGCAAGCTCTTTAGATTTTAATCTTGAAGATGACATTCTTAATGCTTCTTTGTTAGGCAAGCGCGCAGAACCTTATTACTCAGATTATGAATATTCTAATGCTCCTTTACAAGAGCAAGAATGGTTTAAACCTAAATATAAAAACATACTAAATAGTTTTTTTGAAGGACAGGCTCAGTCTATTGGTGCAGCGTTTACGGCTGACAATGTTCGAATGGCGGTCTGGCATGATGCTCAAAAGGCTTTAAATTCTGGAGCAGACCCAGATAAAGTTTTTAATGCTTTACGAACAGCAGGTAATAAATCTGAAGCTAAATTGATTGAAGAAAATATAACAAATATAAGAAAACTTGCAGGGAAAAAAGTAGGGTCAACAGGACAGTTTGAATCTTTAGTAGTGGATTCTGCAAGAGAAAATTTAAATACTTTTAATTCAAATTTAAGAAGCACTCTACAATCAAATCCTGATTCTTTTAATTCACAATTTAATGCTCTACCTACAAACGGTAAACTTAGCTTTTTACATCACCAATATAAACAAGGGGATTTACCTAAAGACAAATACGAAGAGGCTTATATAGCCACTGTTAATAGTGCGTATGATCCTGATGCGCGTAATACTCCTGTGTTTGTTGAAGTAGAAGGTAAAGTATATTTAAACCCTAACCCTGGGCAAACTAACAAAACAGCAGATGAATTGTTAGAGCCTGACTTTTATAATGTAGACAAGTGGAGCGCAGCAGGCGGTTCTGAAAACGCTATAGGTGTTCGTATTACAGGTGAGCGTACAGACGATTTTGATGCTTCTGGTTTTAAGAAGTTTTTACAAGACTTTTCTGTGTTTAGAGCGCCACTTGCTTTAGTTACTGGGGGTCTTTCAGAAGCAATTATTTCTGGTGCTGCCGGTTTATCAGGAGAAACTTTAAAAACTAGCGATTGGTTAAACTTAGCTTCTTTTGGTTTAAATCAAATTGCTAATACAACAGGAACCACGGCTGCTGAAGCAGAAGCGACAGCTCGTGCAACAGTAGACGAAGCAATAACTAACGGTACAGTAACTACGGCTGCTGAAGCACAGGCTCTTTATGAAAGCACACTAGCTTCTATAGATGTTGCAGGAACACTACTAGGGGTAGACTTAACAGACTTTGCCACAGACACAGGTGCGCTTTCTTCTGGTGGGTCTGCAATAGCTGACGCTGTTAGTGCTTTAGAAGCCGCTGCTGAAGGCGAAGGCGCTGGTGTTGTTTTAAATTTACTAGAAGATACAGTAGATAGTCTTGAAGACGTTGATGAAGACACAACACCAGAACTTGAAATTATAAACGAAATTATAAATACTATTATAACTGACGATGAAGATGAAATAGTACCAGTAACAGGTGTCACACCAGAGATGCCTGAGACTGTTGTAGACTTAGAGCCTGAGTTAGACGTAGAGCCTATAGAAGCTGACCCTATTGACGAAGTAATAACACAGCCTACACTGCCTGAAGTTGTAGAAGAGGTTGTAGAACAAGAAGAAGCAGCAGAAGCTGGTGGTGGCGGTGAGCCTGCTCCTGAGCCTACAGCACCAACAGAGCCTACAGCGCCAGTAGAAGGAACTCTTGATGATATACTTCTTAGACAAGTGTATGAAGCAGTTTTAGCAGGAGAAATTTCACTTGACGAATACATACGCATGGGAGGCACTTTTGTTGATGAACTTAGACAAGGGATTCCTGCCAATGAGGTTTATGATCCTGTTGTAGAACCAGAGTTGCCTCCCGCTGCTGAACTAGATGAAACAGGAGAACCTGTTGAAGAAGATACAGTTATTCTTCCTGATCCTGTTTTTGAAGAAGACCCTACTGTTATAGACATCATAGGCGACATTACTGAAGACACTGTTGATCCTATTATTGACCCTATAGATACTATTGCTGACCCTATAGATACTATTATTGACCCTATAGATACTACACAACCTTCACCTGTAGATGCTACGCAACCATCTCCAGTAGACACCGTTACAGACAGCGTTACAGATGTTGTAACAGATGTCATAACAGATGTCATAAGCGATGTTATAGGTGGAGGTGAGGGCACTGGTACTGGAGAGGGCACTGGTACTGGAGATGGTTCAGGTACTGGCGATGGTACTGGAGCAGACACAGGGCTAGGTTTTGGTAGTGCAACACGCACCACAGACTCTTTGTTTGGAGACATGTTGCAGTTTAAGACTCAAGTAGGTTCTACACAGGAACGCCTAAGACCCTTTAGCATGGCTCCTGTGCCTTCTATTATGCGATATGAT